GTGCGCTCGGCCCAAGACAAATGCCAAAAGCAATCTGCGCCATTGGCAATGGAATCCACTTTTCTAAACGTGTAAGTTTTAATAACACCCATGGCACAAAGACCATGACTGCTATTATAAACAATAAGTTCCCCATTACTTGCTTTGTGCTGGTAGAATGTAGTTGTATTCAGCAAGACCTGAATCAACTGTAATTTGCATAGCACCTGCGTCTGCAATACGCATGGTCTTATCACCACTAAGCGCAAGAATACTCATGACTTCTTGTACAGGCCATGCCCAAGACTGTTTTAATTTGCCTTTAACTCCGGGCTGAAATGTAAACGATCCTGCGTGTGTGCTAGCATCACCAAAGAAGAACACTAGATCACCGTCTTCTGTTTTAACTTGGAAGACTTTTTCTTCTGTATGCGCACTCGCCTGTAGCTTTAAACGACCAATGCTGGCAACTGTTGGCTCAACCTCAATATCCCAGTTAGCACCTTTAAACTTAACAGTCTTAAGTTTTTCGTTAATGATTTCACTGTTCATAAAGCGATAGTCATTAACAAAGTCGCCTGTTGCATTTTGAAAATGCAGGCTAGTCGGGATTTCTACACCGTTACGTTGTTGCTTAACAACTTCAATGCCTGCGCCTTCTTTGTATTCAGGGTTCTTCAAGTGTTGTGCTAACTTGTCTAAGTTAGGCATACCAAATACTCCGTCGAACTCGTCAACTGCTTTGTGTGTTTTAGCAGTAACAATAACTGAACGGTCTTCGGCCATAGATTCAATTGTAGTAGAATCTTTTTCACCAGTAACTTTAACCAGTGGTAAAAAGCCTAGGCTGTGTGTATGTGCTACGATGTCTTGTAAAATGTCTTTCATAATAAGTTTCCTTTGTGTTAGTATATAGGTTTTTTTGTTAGAAGTCAAATAATTTATTGAAAGTATTTGTCTGTTCGGTTGATCTAATATCCCAATTAAGCACACCAATTAAGTTTTGTAACTTGTTGTCAATAATTGTAGATTCCATTTCATCGTGATCAAAAGGTAAATCTTTAAACCACTTTGGCAAGCGTAGCTCATCAACCGGATAAGCTACACTGGTAAATCCTAACGGATTATCTTTAAGTTTACAGACAATAACTTTGGCACCGTCTGTAACCTGCATTGAGTATTTGTCGTCATACATTCTACGTAATGTATTCCAGTTAAGACTTGCACGAACGTGTCCGGGCATATTGGTCTTACCTGCTTTCTCTTCCTTACCGCGATATGCTGAAATATTGTTAGCACGTTTGGGCGAACCTTTTTCCCAGCCTGGTCGAGCCTTGAAGTTAGTACGGAATTCGGTAATATGATCTAGTACCTGTGTTTCAGTAGCACCAGTTAAGACTTTCTCCAAAATATCACTTAAGAAGTTTTGAATAAATTCTGGCGTATCACTACGTTTCAGATCCAGGCCCATGGCCTTGATCTTACCTGGCTTACCTTCTACGTCTGTACGCTTGCCTTCTTTATCATAGTAAAGCACAGCATAACGTTTTTTAGTAATAAACAAACTCTTAAAGCCAACGATTTCACGACCTGCTTTAATAACTTCACCACGTGTCTTTGGACAATGAAATGCATCCAACATAAACTGTGGAAACGTGTTATTAACTTCGTCAGCGATTTGATCATAAAGCTGAATGACAGTTTCTTTAGTCCACGGAATACTACCTTTGTCGATTTCTTTTTGTAGTGTTTTGTATGCTGAAAAATAACACGAGTCTGTGTCACCGTAGATAATAGCTTTACCACGATAGTCGTAATCCCCAGTGATAATTTCATTGACCTTGCCAGCCATGTGTTTAACAATCTGTCGCCCTGTTAAGGTAGTTGATTGCCCAATACGCTTATCAAAAAAGCGACAACCGGGGTTAAGAATGGCACCATACAAACTATTAAGGTTAATCTTTTTAACGAGCTGTCGTTTGTCCCAGTACTCTTCTTCAACTTTATTGCCTGCTTTAATAGTGTCTTTTAGTTTGGCCTGCATCTCTTTACGTTCTGCATACCAACGTTTTAACAAGCCTGGAATGATACCTTCTTTCTCGTAGGTAAAAATAGTGCCATTAGCACTCATGATAAATGGTTGGTTGCTTTCAAAAATCAACTGATAAACTTCGGCTGCACTTAGCACATCCAGTTTTCCATCTTCCCAGTCAATGGTAATCTCAGTACCAATTTCCTTGTTCATCACAGCAGTATATTCTAAGGATCCAAATACACCTTCCCATGCTGCCGCAAAACTTTTACCTTTGGCCACTAGGTTATCAATATATTCCTGTGTTAGTGTTTGACGTAACTGACCAACAATAGTTTCTGGACCCATGTTAAGCGCACGAATAGCACTAGGATACAGACTGTTAATATCTAGTGAGCCAATCCAGTCTTGAATACCTTCTTTAGGATAAGCAACATACGCACCAGCGGCGCCAGCATCTTCACGCTCTTCCATTTTAGTTCTATTAGGAACTTGAAATCCTCTACGATGGCATTCGTTAATAATGGCCTGTTCAGTAACAGCCACCGCACCCATTGTGGTCTGTAACAGTACAGTACATTCATGTGCTAGTTTATTACTTAGGTCAATAAACTTTAACTTTTTATCTAGTTTATCTAACAAGGCACAGTCTTGTCTGTTGTATTCAACAAACTTACGGAAATCGTTGTTATACAGTTGATCTAGTGTGCCTTCATAGACTGTTTTACTTTCACCAATCTCCATTTCGCCGATAGCATCTAGTCGATAGGTATGGCGTTCTTCATATGTGTATTTGCGATACAATTCAAGACTGTCTAAGTGTACACGACCATGAAGATCATAAGTAGTAGCAATCTTGCCGTACTTTTCGTATTCACGTTTCTTGGGAAACTGATCCCATAGGCATAATCTACGAGTATCGTCTTTGCTTAGAACTTTAGTTATGCGGTTAACAGTATAGGGCATATCAAAGCCTTCGCTGTTCCAACCACTTAAGATGTCAGCGTCTTGTATTAGATTCAAAAACGTGTCTAACATATCTGCTTCGTTGTCAAAGATATGTGTGTTTGGAAAATCCTTAACAAGTTCTTCGCCTTGTGCTACAGTCATACCTTTTGGAGGCACTGCAAGACATACCAGTGTATCGAGCCATTGTAGGTGAACAGCAATGGCAGTAATTGGCATGAATGCGTCCTCTGGACTAGCATAACCACGTTCTGGATCAAAGTCCACCTCAATATCCCAAAATGCTACATTGAGCTTTGGCGCATCTTGATTTAGATAATTTTCACTGAGACAAACAAAAATAGGATTAATGTCTGCTTCATAAAGTGTTTTGTTATTGTTAATTGCCATTTCCTTTCGGAAATCTTTTGAATTTTTAGCAATAACTCGGGTTAAGGGTTCTCCGTAAATACTTTGGTACTTACCCCTTGGGTCTGGATAGTAGAAGGTATAGCGTACAGGGAATTCTTTAAAAATTCTTTTCCCTTCATTGCTACGTTCAACTACTTTAATGATATCAGCATCACGCTGAAAGAATGCGTCTACGTACAAATTTTTCTCCTATGCAATTTACGGCTTGCAAATACCAACTATGCGGATTATGGCCCGCCTACCCTTCTATTACATATTTATAAGTCTAACATAGCCTACTAGATCGATAGTGACTAATAGTAGATAGTTAGCTACCATTCCTGTACTCTTTCGAGTCCAAGCGGCCCACCCAAATATTGCACATTGTAATATAAAGATTGGATAGAGATAAAAAAACAACGGATCTGTCGCTCCAGCCGCTAACACTAGTGCGCAACCTAAACTCATTAACCATGCTGTAATCTCTAGTGTAAATCGAGTAGGCCATTCTTTATAGTCTGTCCTTGCCCAATTAAATATACCTCTGATAAAATCCATTAATCTTGCGGCAAGCGTCCAGTTACACCTAGAATCATTTCTACATCTTCCCAAGCACTTTCGTGTTCTTTCCAATTGTCTTTGTGTGCAATGGTAATGGCTTTATTAATAACACTTGGTTTGATTTCAAGTTCTTCTGCTACTGCTTTAACAGTTTCTTTTAGGCCTTCTTTTAAATCTTCAATCTCTCGAAGAACAGTTGAGCCTTCGTTGATTAATCTTTCGAGTTTGGCCTTTTCTTCTGGCCCGTACATACGTGATGACATGTCTTTTCCTTTAAGGTTGTGATGAGTTTAATGAGAAATTTCCTGATACACTTATTCTGTATTGATCTGAAGTGTAAAATGGATAAACACCATGTGTTAATGTTGCTGGAAATAATATAAGTCTATTTTCAAAAGTTTTATCGGCAGGTATTGCATACGTCATGATCCTACCTACTGACGATGTATATTGAAACTCAAAATGTCCTGCTACAGGATGTTGAGATAGTTTACCAGGTCCTAGGTCAATTTCGTCTTGTATATGGTACGGAATTTGTAACCATAGTACAAATGAGTATACCCCAGAATGATTATGCATAGGGTTAAATTCTCCCTTTTCTTGGAAATTAACCCAAGCTTCGTGCAAGCAAATTGGCAAACTGTCAGTTAACACTCTAAGAGTAGGTGTATAATGAAAGTTTTTATCGTACTCAATTAATAACGGTAATACTAATTTTTCAATATACTCTTTACTTTTAACCAGTGTAAATTCTTTTTTAATATTACCTGCAAGCCCTTGATTAGCAACAATTCCAGTAGTAAAGTCTTTTTCGAGTTCTCGAACTTCGTCTAAAATCGGAGTTACCTGGTCGTTAGTCAGATTAACGGATAGATATCCAATATTTGGAAATTGATTTAGTTCTATTTGTTGCATGATTCTATTTTAGCATAGTGTGTGTTGCTTGTCAACAACAACTAATTAATTATCACTCAAACTACTTGATTTATCTAAGTTTTGGCAATATAATACACATATGAAAAAACTAATCCTACCACTAATTCTAGCGTCCCAAACTGCTTTTGCACAATGGAATAATCCAAATGCCGCGTTTAGTACAAAAGACAATGTACATGAGACTATGCTTATTAGTTGGAAAACTGTTGATAACGTGCAACAGGTTTGCCAAGACGAGTATAAAAGTCGTGGACATGGTGCATTTAATTATAAAGTAGATGCTTGTGCATTTTGGAACTTTGCCACAAGAACATGTACTATCTACACAAAGAAAAATCCCACACTACACGATGTGGGACACGAGATACGACATTGTTACCAAGGTAACTATCATTAAAAAAGCACCCTAGGGTGCTTTTTTTATTCTGGAGCTGGTATAGGTTGCCCAGCACTTGCTGGCCTTAGCTCTTTATGTAAATCGAGTAGTGCATCAAGTTCAGAGTTTTTACCTCTTTGCTTTTCTAGTTCTGCACTTAAAAAGGCTAGATTTTGCTCATCTTCTGGACTAAACGCAGCCGGAGCATCGGGAGTTGTTGTAGGTGTTACTGCCGGCTTAACGGTTGGCTTAACCGGAGGCTTAACTGGATCAGTTGGTTTATTTGCGCCACTGCCTGATAATGCTGCCGTCACACCAGCGCCTGTTGCTAATCCTATTTTACCTTTATTATTGGCAGCAGTCTTGGCAACACCGTACGCAGCTCGTTGAGCAGCTGGCATAGTTGCCAATTGTTTTGCAAACTTAGCAGAATCTTGGCCGACCATTTGTGGAGCACCACCTTTTGTTAGTTTACCAGTAGCGACCGGCGCACCTGACCAACCTGTTTTAAGAGCACTTCCAAAGTTTTTAATTCCAGACAATGCACCACCAATTTCGTCAACTTGTTGACTTGATTCTATTTGAGCTAGACGATCTCTTAGCTCTGCAATTCTTTGTGATTCAGACATATCGTTTCCTTTATTTTGTTCTGCCACGGCAACGCCGGGAAATTGTTTCATAGCAGTTTGAGTAGCTGGACCCATTTTTCCATCTGCTGCAATTTTAGCACCTTTGGCTATTAATTGTTTTTGTAATGCAAGTACTTTTGGATCAGCACCTGGGGGCGTGGGAGCCGCCGCCGGAGCCGCTGCTGTTGCAGTTGGCTTAGCTGCCGCATCTTTTGCAACACCTGCGGCTACCTCATCTCCGCTTGGCAAATAGCTTCCAGTTCGTTGTTTGTCGCGTAATGC